AAATAATAAATGAGTAATGAACTTCTACAAAAAGTAATTGACACTACAAATCTCGGAACAACAGGTTCTGATCTCTCAGGTGATGGTCGTACCCTTTCAGGTACTGGTCTTCTATACCCAGATCAAGCTAATCGTTTCCTAGATTACATGTGGGATGCAACAATTTTGGCTAAGGCAGCTCGTACAATCCGTATGCGCTCTAATACAACTGAAATTGATCGTGTTTCAGTAGGTCAAAGAATTATGACAGTTGCTTCTGAAGACAATCCTCGTGATTACACAGGATACGATTCAGGTTCAACAGGTCAATTCTCAAACGCTGCAGCAACGTTCTCAAAGGTTTCTTTGACAACACGCAAGCTTCGTTTGGATTGGGAACTCTCTTCTGAGTCTCTTGAGGATAACCTTGAGGGTCCAGATCTAGAGGATCACATTGCACGTCTTATGGCTACCCAGGCTGGTAACGATATCGAGGATGTTCTCATCAACGGTACAGGTACAAGCACAGGTCTGCTATCTGCATTTAAGGGATTCCGTCAACTCGCAGTTGACAACGCACACGTCGTAGACGCACAAGGCGTTGGACTTGACAAGGCTGTTTTCAACCTTGCTATCAAGACACTCCCACGTAAGTATAAGCAACGTCGCAATCAACTTCGCTTCTTCACAGGATCGAATTTGGTTCAAGACTACCTATACAACCTAACCGCTAACGCTGGTTCAGTAAATCCATTCGATATCGCTTCTGGCGTTATCCGTGGTGATGTTGCTGCCAACGACGGTGGTCCAGGTACCGTAACCCCATTCGCTTTCGGTATTCCAGTCATCAACGTTCCGTTGATGGATGAGACTCGTGCAGGTGACTACACAAGCCCATCAGGTCTTCATGGAGATGTCCACTTGACATTCCCACAGAACTTTATCATTGGTATCAAGCGTGATGTTACAGTCTATCGTCTGTTCCAACCAAAGAAAGATACAATTGAATACACTCTATTCATTCGTGTCGGTTGTGCAGTTGAAAACTACGATGCACACGTTATCGTAAAGAACGTCAAGGTTGCAGGTTCAGTCGCTTCTGGCGCATTTGGTTCCGTATCACACGGTGCTAATGTAACAGGTGGCTCTGGAACTTACACATTCTAATTTAATTAATTTTAATTAGATGCAAGGCAAGGGAGATATTAAAGTATCTCCCTTGACCATTTTCTGATATAATTAACAATGACGAAAGGATTTAAATGTCATTTTTAGACTTAAAAATCACAGAACTAAGAAAAGTTGCGGACTCTTTTGGAGTAGACGTAACAGCAGCAAAAACAAAGCAAGAGATTGCAGCCATTCTTGAAGAAGAAGGAATCTCTTACCAAATGTACAACAAATTTACTGGGGCGGAAAAGCAAGAAATTGAAGTTCCAGAAGTAGAGAAGAAAAAGAGAGAAAAGATTATGAAGACAGAAGATGCAGTTCTTGTAAAGATGGAAAGAGGAAATTTCTCATATCAGGCATTAGGCCACACATTTACTCAAGAACATCCTTTTGTAGCTATGTCAGAATCTGACGCTCAAAAGATTTTTGATACACAATCAGGTTTTCGCCTTGCTACTCCCCGAGAGGCGCAAGAGTACTACGCATAACGGAGGCGTTCTAATTGCAAGATATCGTCAGAGGAACCCAAGAAAGAATATACTTAAACATCTATGATAATGGATCTTTGGTGCAAGCCGATACAGTTCCTACGATATCAATTTATGATGCAGATGATGACGCTGTTGCACTAGTTGGTTTTTCCAGCAATGTTGTTGATGAACCACAGACTGGCCTATACTCATATAATATTACGCCAGATTTAACACAATTAAATAGAGTCTTAGAGGTAGTATGGAGCTATTCACTGAATGGCCACCATACTACCCAAAAAGATTTTTATAGAGTAGAAAATGTATATGCGTCTATAAGTGAAATTATAGACTTTTTAAACTTTGGAGCTACTCCAGCAGATCTTAACTACCATGATCCAAGTCAGATTCAAGCTGCTGAAAAGTTAGCAAGAACAATCATTGATGGATATACTGGTCAATCATTTACTCAGTATTACGGGTCACAAGAACAATTTGGAAAAGGCTCAGATGCTTGCGAGTTAACAGAAAAGATGTTGACTCTTGACAAGGTTTGGGAAAACGATATTCTTTTAATTGATAATACTGTTAATCCAGTATTCAATAACTTTGGATTTAAATTAGAAATTAGTCCAACTGGAAAAGCAGTTAGAATAGTAAATCAAGGCTGGGATGTAAGATACGATAATCAAGTTGATCCAGCAGTCCTATATTATGGAAGATTTAGAGATGCTGCAAGATATAAGTTCCAGGGACAAATAGGCTACAAGTATGTGCCAGAAGACATTAAGATTGCAGCAATGCTCTTGACCAATGACATTCTTGCAAATGATTATAACTGGAGAAACAAATATCTAAGCAAGGTTAATCTTTCAGAAATTTCATTTGAAATGGCGGGAGGAGCATTTAACGGAACAGGTAATGTAACCGTAGATAACATCTTGGATCAATACCGTAACGTTAATATCGTAATCATTTAATGTTTAATTCATCACTTATTGCTTCTATAATGAATATGACCACAGAAGTCTGGGTCCAGCAAAACTTTCAAGACGAAAACACAGGTGCTATAAGCAGAGAATGGATTTATCAAAAAACCATTCAGTGCAAGATAGAACCAATTAAGTCTGGTGGTGCTTCGACCAGAGGCGACAACAAAGCTTTTGACAGAGGTAGTGCAGGCGGTTATGCTGAAAAGCTTCAGATTAAAGTAAAGTCTCTTGAGTTATTAAGTAAGCGTTGGAGATTAACGGCAGTTCGCTCAAGTGATAATCAACCAGTGTTTGTTGAGATTGATAGATACGATCAGCCAGACTCAATATTTGAAGTATTCTCCTCACACCCAGTGCTAGACCCATTTGGCAAAGTTTCTTATTTTGAAGCAACACTACAAAGGGTACCAGTACAAGATAATGATAAAACTATCAATTGATCAAAAAAGCATAAATGCTTTAAACAATGAAATAAACCTTAAAGTTGAAGCCATCGGACAGATGACCAAATCAGCTTTTCTTGACGAAGTTGCTAAAGCAGCTTTTACAATCATTACTGAAAGATTTGTATTGGCAGCTGATAGATATGCTGTAAGAAACCCAAGAGCAATGCACCACGTTTATGAATGGAAAAGCTTGGGAAATCCAAATGCAAGACTTTTTATACTAGATAGAACTTCCATAGTAAATGGCAATTTAGTCATTACTTCAAGGTTTACACAATCTAGAGTTCCAGTTCCTATTGATCCAGAATTATTAATTCCAGGAAAAACTGGTAAGTATGTAAATTCAAGAAACGTATTTAGAAATAAAGCTCAGGTCATGGAAGATGGTCAGCAGATAACATACGAAGCTCAAAGAATGCTTGCCTTTAAGAGTATTGGAGGTCTTCATTTCATAAGACCTGGAACCATAGTCAATATTAAAAATCCTGGCGGGGTAGCCACCAAAAATGCATTTAGTACTTTCATGTTAGATTGGTATAATAGTAATGCACAATCAATCATGGATGCTTCAGGGTTATATGAAAAAATAGTTAATGATACATCTTTGCTATTAAGCAGAAATGGTACTGGCATGGAAGATGTTCAAAAGTTGGTTACAGAAATTGCAAATACAGTAAGTGCGGGGAAGGTACAAATTAAATGACAGACTACTCATACGTTGCCTCATATGATGTCCGTAAGGTGCTTTTAAGCGAGTTAGAAGCTCATGGCCTATACGACCCTAACAACTACTGGGCAGATGGCTTTAATAAGCCTATGAACCCAATCATACCTGCACAGCAAGTTCCAGAAATGAATAACCTTTTGCCTGGAAAGACATACATAGTTTATGATGTTCTACAAAAGCATACAAATACCCAATGGTGGATGTCTGAAGAAACTATCACATTTGATATAGTCTCCAGAGATGCCACAGAGATTCAGTCTATGATCAATATGATTACAGACCTATTTAGAAGATTTGACCTATCGGCTAGAGATGTTAACTTAACTCTAGTCTCAGGAAGCCCATTTGTCTATCATTATTTTAGACTTGAGCAAGCTGACCCAGTTCAAGCTTTTCAAAATGAAGGTGGGTTCATGAATGGAGTTATTAGCATCCATTACTCCTATACCCGTGAAACGGACTCCACAACAGGACGATACCTGTAAGTTTGTTTTATTACAAATAGATGATATCATTTACGTGAGGAAGTAAATTGTCATCTTTTTTAACTTAAAATAAATAAGGTGGTGAAAAATAAAAAATGGCTACAAGTACTAGAAACGTAATCGTCGGAGCAGCAAACCTATTCATCTCGAATAAGAATGGTGCCGTCCGCCCAACTACAAAAGCAACAGATATCTCAAGTCTTCTCACAGCAGGCTCATCTGCTCGTGCAGCGATTAACTCAGGAACTGACTACCGTGAAGTAGGATTTACATCAACAGGTATTGAAATCTCATACGAACCAAATTATGGTGAAGTTATGGTGGATCAACTCCTTGATGCTGCTCGTCTATTCAAGCAAACACTTAAGGTTATCCTTAAGACAGAGCTCGTAGAAGCGACACTAGAAAACCTTACACTCTCATGGGGTCAATCAGATTTCTACACAGATGCATCAGGTAACCCAGTCTACACATTGACAAATACAGGTACATCTTCAACTTATAAGTCTACACTTAACTTAGCAGCAGGTGCTGTTGGTGATACACCAGTTGAGCGTACACTTATTGCAGTAGGATCAGCTCCACGTCAAATTGGATCATCTTACGATCCATCTGCAGGTTCACCTGCAGGTACAGGTGCAGCAGTTTCTCCTCTTCACACTTCAGATCTTAAGCAAAAAGAGCGTGTATATGTTGCTCGTCGTGTTGTTAACATTGACACAACAATGCATGGTCTAAAGCGTGATGCAGCAACCGTGTTCCCAGTGAACTTCCGTTGCTTGCCTGACGACTCTCAAACAGAGTATGCGGGAACTGAATATGGTGTCGTAATTGACCGTGTTTGGGGAACTATCTAATCTACCGATTAGACTACAACTTAATATAGACAACTTAATATTATTAATTCCCTTCCCACTTAGGTGGGGAGGGTCTTAATATTTATGTATAAGCGTAATTTATTGGTATAATTTAGGAAACAGAATAAGGAGCATTAACTTGCCAACAACAGTATACGATGTAGTAGAAATTGAGCTCTCTAACGGTGATACAATCACACTTAGACCTCTACCAATTAAGCAATTAAAGAAGTTTATGACAGTAATCAAAGCAGTAGATACAGATAGCGTTTCTTCAGAAGATGAAGTTATGGATGTCTTTATTAAAGGTGCAATGATTTGTCTTGAAGCTTTTAAGCCAGAATTATCTCAAGATAGAGATAAGTTTGAGGAGATTGTTGAAATCCCTACGATGATGAAGATTCTTGAAATCTGCGGGGGATTAAAGCTTGACGACCCAAACCTTCTGGGAGCAGCTCTAGTTGGGACGAACTAGATCTCCGCTCCTTGGAGTCCGAAGTTTTCTTGCTCGGTCATTGGAAAAACTTTGATGAGCTAGAAAGTAATCTTTCGCTAGAAGAATTAATGGCCCTCATTGAATTTTCTAGAAATAAAGATTACAAGGAAAAAAAGTTTGTTGCTGCCGTAAACGGAGTAGATATTGATGAAGATAGCGAGGAATCTACATCAAGAACAAGTGATATCCTTATTAACCAAGGACAACACGCAAGCGACGAAGGATTTGGCATCAACGAAGGTCTAGGTCATATGCAATTGGGAGAGTGATGAATGGCAAGAGTCGAACTTAATATTGTCGCCCTTGGCGATTTTAAATCAGTAAACACTCAAATAGCAGCACTTAAAACTCAGGTTGATAATTTAAATAAAAGCCTGAGTGGTGTTGGCCTAACTTCTACCAGTAATTTAACAAAGCAATTACAAGAGTCTAATGCTGCATTTAAAGCAGCCATGCTTTCAAGTGGACAATTTACTGCAAATACAGTAAAGCTAAAAGCTGAAACAGATAAGTTTGGTGAATCTCTTGTAAACGGAAAGCTAAAGCTTACCGAATATTTTAGTATAATCAAGAATGGAACCTCTAACGCATCTGCTCAAATGAGAGCACTTGCAGTAGAACAAACAAAGCTTCAAAATTCCATAGTTCAATCAGACCCTACAAAACAAGGGGTCATGTCTGTATTTACACCAACAAAGATTAATCAAGTAGCAAATGCTACAAAAATTGCTGCAAACATGCAGAACATTTATAATCTTGCTGTAGATAAAGGAACACAATCGCTTATTAACTGGGGTAAGAATACTCAGTGGGCGGGTCGTCAATTAACTGTTGGTATGACCGTACCTCTTACTATATTTGGTAGTACAGCAATGAAGACATTCCAAGATGTGAATGATCAGCTTGTAAGATTGCAAAAGGTTTATGGAACTGGACTAGTTCAGCCTACAAAGCAAGCACTTACAGATATTTCAAACCAAGTAACACAGCTTTCAAGAGACCTTGCCTCATCTATGGGTATTGCAGCAAAAGATACTGCAGCAATGGCTGCTGATTTAGCTGCTGTTGGCTTACAAGGAAATGACCTTATTAATGCAACAAGAGAAGCAATGCGTCTATCAAAGTTGGGTGAAATGGATACCCAACAAGCAATGCAAACAACAATTTCTTTGCAGAATGTTTATAAGTTAAATACTAATCAGCTTGCAGATGCAGTTAACTTCCTTAACGCAGTTGAAAACCAAACATCAACAAGCCTTCAAGATTTAGCAGCAGGTATTCCAAAGGTTGGACCAATTGTTCAACAACTAGGTGGATCATTTAAAGATACAGCAGTCATGATGGTTGCTATGAAAGAAGCAGGTGTTCCTGCAGCTCAATCTGCAAACGCAATTAAGTCTGCAATTGCTTCATTAATCAATCCAACTAAAGGTGCAGAGAATGCATTTGCAGCATTCCATATTAATCTTAAAAACATAGCAACATCAACTGGTGGCAATCCAGTTGAAATGATTATGCAGCTTCAACAAGCACTTAAGGGTATTGCTCCACTTGCACAAGCTCAATTAATTGAAAAGCTTTTTGGTAAGTTCCAAGAAGCAAGAATTCAAGCACTTATTACAAACCTTGGTGCAGTTGGCAGCCAAACAAAAACAGCTTTTGATTTAATGAATGCAAGCTCATCGCAGCTCGGACAAATTGCAGCATCTGAAATGGCAACCGCAACCGAATCAGTAACTGGAAAGTTTAAGAGAGCAACAGAAACTCTTAAAGCAGACCTTATTCCAGTTGGTCAAAAGATTATGGAAATTGCTACAACGCTTATGAATTTTGGAAACAGCGTTGCAAATGTATTTAGCGGATTGCCTGGGCCAGTAAAAACAGTACTTGGAATTATTGCAGGCGGTGTTGCACTAGCAGGACCAATTATCATGTTCACTGGTGTGCTTGCAAACTTTGTAGGATATTTACTCAAGGGCCTTTTTGCAATGAAGGATCTGGTAACTGGAACAAAAACATTTGGTCAACTATTTACTCCAGAAATTATAGCATCTCAAAATGCTGCAGACCTATTTAGCAAGAGCATGCTTGAAGATGCCACAGCAGTAGATGTATTAGACTCAGCAGTAAGAACTTTGACACTTAATCTTGAAGCAATGGCAAGAGCCATGACAACTGCAAGCACTACAGGATTCCTAGAAAAAGCAGCATTATCAATTCCGTTTATTGCTCCAAAGATGGCAAATGGTGGGGTTGTTCCTGGAAGTTCTGCAATGGGAGATGTTCGTCCAGCATTACTAACTGGCGGGGAAACAGTAATCCCAGTAGAACAATCCAGAGCATATGCACCTTTGCTTGGAGCAATATTAGACAATAATGTTTCAAGACATGCAAGTGGTATAAATGCATATCCAGAGTATGCAATGAGAATGCAACTTGGCAGACAAAATATGGGTCACGGTTCAGGAGAGACGGCTTTCCAAGATGTTCTTTCCCCTATGGCATTAAGAATTGGTGAAGCAAGAGGTATGATGCCAAGTCCAACTCAAGTAAAGAAGGGTTCTTTTGATCCAATTGTTTCTGAGTACACAGGGCTTGCAAAGCAGTTTACAGATAATTTAAATGCACATTTTAAAGAAACCTACAAAAACATTGTTGACGCAGATGAAAGATTTGCAAAAGCATGGACGGCTGCTGGAAAATCAGTAGAAAAAGAAGTTAATTCAATTCAAAGCGAAGTTGATCGTGGAGTTGTTAGAAAAACTTTTGGTCTAGATTCAGATGTTTATGGAACAATTCCTACAATGTCAAGAAGACCTGGAGGCACAGTTCCAGAAAGAGGACGTGCTGCAGTACAAGCTTCTTCCGCAACAGGATACAGATCGTACACTCAAATTAGACCTGGAGCTAAATCACTATGGGCAAGAATGACAGGTCAATCTGCTTCAGACATGCAAATGGGACACGTATTTGGACCACAACAAACTACAATTGAAGATTTAAGCAAGCTTCCAAATCAAACATCTGCGGTACGCAATGCTGCTAAAACCATGGGCGTTAACATTGAAAAGCAAGTTGGCACTGGTATTAATGAAGCTTCTCAAGCAGCATCTCCTTCTAAAGAAATTAAACAAGCAACAACAAACATGGTTGATGGTGCTATTGAAGGAATTAATCAAGCTAAGCCAAGAATTAAAAATGCAGTTAATGCTGCATTTGAAGAAGCACTTGCTTCAGCATCTGCACAATCAAGAGCAGGCGGAACAGTATCTGCTGCAGAAAATGTATTAGCAACAGAAACATCTCCAGGAATGGCAGCAGTTTCAAGCCCAGGCAGATTTGCAAAACTTAATTCCTTTAGAACAGCAGTAAGATCAAAAATGCCTAAGATGTTGACAGGTAGATTTGGTGGACTTGGATTAGGACTCGGACTACAAGTTGCACAACAATTTGCTCAACCACTTATTAATAAAATGCCTGGAGGTAGCATCGCAAATGATGCAATAAGCGGTGCAAGCTACGGAGCTTTCTTAGGACCAGAAGGAGCAGCAGCGGGAGCTGCAATTGGTGCTGTTATAGGTGGATTAAGTAAACTTATTAGCACACATAAGCATCAACAAGAAGTTGCAAAAGCAGCATTTACTTCATCTGCTGCAGCAGCAACTATATTTGGAAATGCAGTAGCTGATGCGGGAACTCCAACAGATCATTTAAGCGGTGTACTTTCAGCTATGGCACCAAAGGTAAATGATGTTAAAACTCAAATACAGCAGTTTACGGATGAAATTGGAAAGCTTCCAAAAGATGACCCAATGTCATTATTGCTTGATAAGCTTAAGAGCACGGGTTCAAGTTCAGAAGCAGCTAAGCTAGCAAAAGCTTTTGCAGATACCCAAGTTGCAATTAATGGAATGGATCCAAAGAAAGCACAACAAATGCTTGACCTTTATCTTAAAGCAACTGGTCATTCAGATATGGTTGGAAAAGTTAAGGTGGGTTCTGCTGCAGATTCTAATGCTGCATATCTAAACTCATCTGGAAACAAACAAGGAATAACAAGTCAACAGTTTGTAATGACTGGCTTTAGACAAGGCCACATGGAAACAAAGACAGCTTCTAGCTATAAAGATTTAACATCTGGAGCACAAAATACTGCAGATAAAATTGCACAAGTTGCAAATCAAGCTATTAATACAAAGAGCCTAGATGATTATAATGCAAAGATTAAAGCTATTCAGGGTAGTTATTACAATACTACAGAGGGCGCAAAAATGTATGCAATGTCAATTGCAAATCAGTCAAAGAAGGCTGGAGATGCAAATGATGTATTGGCAAAGAGTATTACAACAATGTCCAATATGGGCCTTACATTAAGCCAAATTATTGCTCTTGAAAAAGATCCAAATTCTACAAAGATGATTGACAAGCTTGTTGCCGATCAAAAGAAGGGCGACCTTAAAGCAGTTGCTGCAGATATGGCAGCAATTAACAAGTCAATTGCAGGATCACTTGCAACACCAGCCCCAGGCGCAGGTGGTGCAGGAGGCGGAGGTGGTGGTGGAGGTGGCGGAAGCACATCTATCTTCTCTGGCACAACAGCAGAAAAAGCAATGAAGAAATTGCTTGAGGCAAGAGTTAAAGACGAAAATGTTGTTCTTAAGGGAATGAACGATCAACTTAAGGTTTATAAGCAACAGGCTGCTGAAGCTAAGCGTATACTTGATTACGAAAACCAAAGATTTAGTTTGATGCAAGATCAAAAGACTGCTCTTATGAGCGGTAACTATTTGGGTGCTGCAGAACTTAAGCAGCAATCAACAGCATTAACAGTTGATTTTAATTCAACAACAAAAGAAAATCAAATGCAAGCTGCTATTGATTCTGTTCAGGCAAGAGCAGACCAATTCGCTACAGCATTAGCAGATCTTAATGATGCAATTGCAAATGGAATTAGTAAAATTGATGCTTCAATATCCAAGGTTGCAAGTATGCCAAGAATTGCTGGAACTGCTGGGGGAACAGGAACTGTTACTGTAAATAATCATATTACAATTAGCGGTCTTGATAATCCTCAAGCAATTGCTGCAAAGGTTGCAGCTCAAGCACAATCTGGAACAACAGCGGGAGTTGCAGCAGCTAAAAAGACATTAAATGGAAAGCCAGTGGTGACTACTAAATGACATATAGAATACCTCAAGGAGTACAAGTATCATTAGATGGTACAACATGGTATAAGCTTTCTGATCACAACAGACAGCCTATGCAGGTAACATATAATCTTATTGAATCTACAGATAGAATGGCTAACGGCACACTTAGAAAGTTTATTGTTGCCAGAAAGTTTGTTATTACAGCTGATTGGAAAGACTTCCCAACGTTAGATTCAAATGTTGTTGACGCTGCATCGGGCGGTAAGGGAGCAGCTTGGATTAAAGCCTTTTATGAGGGTAATTCATTTAATCCAGTTTATGTTAAATTAATGTATGCACTCGAAGGTGCAGTAACAAATAGTGTACCAGACGGAAACTATTTAGATTCTCAAAATACATCTGGTCAAGTTTATACAGCTTTTATGACATCATTTACTTATACTGTCACAAAAAGAAGACAGGGCTACGATTACGTAGATTTAAAAATAGAATTTACGGAGATCTAATGTTAACAAACGTAGACAAAAATATATTCTTAAATTCTAATTCCATTGAGCTACAACCAATAGTTTCTGCTGAATGGAATCAAAATCTATTTAATGCTCCATATATTACAGTTGCGGGAACGGGAACCGCAGAAACAATATCTTTATCTTCAGGCTCTGTAACCGATGTCGGAACTGATAGCAAGTTGCCAGGATTTACAATTAAAAGCTTTCCCCTGACCTCTGGATCTGGAAATGTTGTTTATACAAGCTCAACATCAGGAAGCCCAGCATATAAGATTGTTGTTTATTTAAAGACATCTAATGCAACTCCAGTTCTTGCAACAGCATATGCTAAAGGAACATCTACGCAGTATGGCTCTGCTTCTTCAGAAATCAATTCATATGGATGGACAAAGATTGAAACATATGTGGGGGGATCAAGTGCGTCTGACACCATATCATCATTGTCATATACAATATCTATAAACTCTCTAGACTCAGATGCTTCTGCTAACACAATATATTATTCTGTACCAGAGATATATCCAACAACATTCTTTGATTATCAATATCATTCATTATGGCCAACAGACAGTGCATTTACTTATTTTAGACCAGGTGAGTCCTATGTCCCTACTGGAAATGTAAATGCAACAATTCCATCAAACTACAGAAAAGTTACTCACGCATCTGACATTTTAAACTCATATAGCGGGAACTTCTATTCTCCAGTAAGTCCAATTACCCAATGCCCAAGTTTTACTATGGCAAAATCCCCAGTGCCAATTTACAAAAATGCTCTGCCAAATGACATGGCGGTGTATAAGTATTTTGTTTCAGATCCCTCATCTAGATCTATCTCAGCAATGTATCAACAAAATATTAACACAAACAAGATTGTTATTAAGTTTAATACATTAATGACTATTCCAACCTTTAACCTATTTATTGATGGTAATCAGATAAGCGTTGATGGTAATACAAACATTACCCCGCCAAATAATGCTGACGGAGCAAACACTGGAACAATCGTTATATACTGGAACGGATCAGCTTGGACACAAACAAGATGGTCAACAATGCCTAAGTTCAATACATCTGGTGCTCTTACTACCTATACTTCTTTTAAGAAAATATCAATAACTCAAATATCAAAATCAACAAACTCAACATTCAGCTCATATACAAATTCTAACTTTTTGTCAGATATAAATAGAATGCAGCTTGTAGAGTTGTCTCCAAGATTAGAGATTGATCTAACAGATTTTGTTAAAGATGTTACAATCAATAAGTCCCTAGATAGCAAAAACAACTTTGTTCCAATTTCTTCTGTAAATGCAGATGACGCAACAATTACATTATCAGCAATACCTATTGCTTTAAATAATGGTTTTATCCCTATTTTTTCAAGTCAAAGTAATTTGTCAACAAATGTGTTGTCTAATATGTTAAGAAAAAATATTAAGATGTACATTAACTTTTCATTAAAATCATATTACGATTCATCGTCAAATAGTTTTATAAGACCAAACGGATCTGTAGGAACATACATTCCTGGAGGAGTATTTTACTCAGATAGTTGGAATGAAACAGATATTAAAAATGTTACAATTACAGCTTATGATATTACAAGATATCTTCAGACTACAGCAGTTTCAGATTATGTTGCTAACCTTAAGCCAGTCTTTGATGTTATAACAAACATGCTGGATCTTTCTGGCTTTACAGATTATGATGTTGATTCCTTGTATGACATTTGTAATGACAAAACAACACCATTAGATTTGTCTTATTTTTATACAAATAGTAGAGATACAACCATCATTGACGCACTAGCTCAAATATTTCTTGCCTACCAAATTGGAGCATATATTGATGAGTATGGCATAATGAAGTTTAAAAGCTTATCTCAAATATTAAATCAAAGTAGTTCTACAATGACAATATCTGACTCAAGTATTCTCGAAGGCGGATATTCAATAACTAACAAGGCAAAGCCAGGAAAACTATCTTTAAGATATCAAGTTCCAAAGATAAAGCAATCTGCTTCTATGAGAAATGCAACAGATCCAGCAATTAAAAATTCTCCATCTTTTGTTTACACAACATCAAATGACATTATGTGGTCTCAAGAAACAACGGATTCAGTTGGATTTAATTATCTTTACGCAGATATGCTGGAAAAAGATAATGCTTATACAATTAATAAAAATGATCTCCTAGATTTATTCCATACGTTTACTTTAAATAATAATGGCTATGCTGTTGTTGAAGACGAACTGGTTTCTTTTGTTTACAAAGAATATCAAATTTCTAATGGATCTTCATCTGTTACAGTTTCGGTTAAAGATGACCTTGAGCTATCAGCAGAGATTAATAGATTTATTAAAAAATATGCTACAGGCTTAACAATTTCGGACGGGACAACAAAAGGAGATTATAACGTTACAGTATCCCCTACAGGTAGAATTACAAATGCTCAAAGAGGTTTGTTTGGCACAGTGCCTAAAGACCACAAGATAATAAGCACATTGGCAGGCAAGGGATTATTGCAATCTTCTATAAATACATCTACAAATGCTTGGACATCAAATACTTCTAACACCTCAATAACAAATCTTCAGACATCGGTGCCTAATTTGCCAAGCGTAAAAAGAATTAGTGTAACTCCGCCAGCAAATACAAATTGCTTAATATATCCTTCATCAACAGACGCTGGTTATAAAACCTATTCGGTTAAGTTTGATATACCGTCAGCAAATACAGGAGCATCTGGACTATTCTTTAATAGCAACGGATCTTCTGGAAGCGGAACCTATTTTGTTGAGTTAGTAAAAACAGAAACTTTAAACCCAAAAACCCAAGCATCCTATAATCCAAAGCAATACACATATGTGCTTAATGTATCTTTAATTAGTGGTAGCACAAAAACATTAGTTGCTTGGTCAAATGTAACTGGACAAGTAAATAATGTATTAAAAAATCTAGAACAAGTTTTTGTTAAGAGCGGAATAACATATACAACCGTTTCAGACAATGTTTTACATTTAAGAGCAACACATTGGTACTCAGATGGAACAGATGTAACAAATTCTGCGGGCGAAGACACTGGTGAGTTAATGTCTGTTTTTATCAACAACGTTGAAATACAAAGTTGGCAGGTTCCAACAACAGCATATAATGGATCAGCTTTGTACACTGGCTGGGCACCAGCTGCTAAAAATCAAGTAAATGGTTTAAGAAAAAAGATTGTTATTAAATCTTCTACTGCTTTAAATACAGCAGGTACTTATTTTGGATACTGCACAACCGCATCTTCAGCTTTAAGAGAAATTTATGCAAGTGAAAAAATTCTTAATGAAAGAAGTGTAAACTACTGGTATCAAGACAGAGAATTTTTAAATGGAATTGTACAGGACCTAAATGTATTTGGCAAATATAAGAATTATATGATGCAAACTAATCCTGAAATTGTAGGATTAAACATGTATGATGTTCAGTATACAAATCCAGCTGCGGTAAGCGTTGATCATTATTGGGGCGGGTACCTTTTGCAATACTTCCCAGGACCAGAAATGTCAGATCAAGCATATAAGCAATCTCAAGATGTTGATGAGTATTCCCTAGCATTTTCAACACCAATCAACACAGGCTTCAGATCAAAGTTTGCCGTAGTCAACAATTCACCGCATATGGTGTATTTAGCCCGCAAGCCAGATTCTACTATACACGTAGATTCTAGATTTACTTTGTGGACACATGAAATCATTGGGCCTTCAGATCCACAAGTATTGGAAAAGGTTACAGATAGATCAAACATAAATGAAGTGGCACAGGTAGATTCACCTTGGATCCAATCTCAATCAGCAGCAAACAGACTTTTGGCTGTAATAGAAAAAGGATTTGACGGGTTCTCAAAAGACACTACAGTTCAACTATTTGGAAACCCATTAATTCAAGTTGGAGATGTAATAACAATTAATTATGCATTATCTAAACTAAATCAGCAAAAATATACTGTTCACTCCGTATCCCACACCTATAATCAGGGATTAAAAACAACCCTAGTATTGAATATGATTGACAAGGGAGTAACCCTCTAAAATGATCAAAAAATGGTATAATCTATATATAACTCATAAAGGCGGATCAAATGTCGTATATTAAAATATCAGACCCAAATATCATAGACCTAGCAGCTTGGCACCAAGTCATTAATGTTGTAAATCAACATAGCGACAGCATAACTGCTATCACAAATAATTTTGGAGTCGCAAGCGTGGTGGACTGGACATCTTCAGCTCTATCGCATCAATTTGATAGTTCGTCTCAAAACATAATTTTTGGAAGAGCAACAAGCACTTCAGCCGATACTCCATCAAGCAATATCTACTATAACACAGTAACATTTGCAGATGCCAATACTGGAGCAAGTTCTTTTTCGGCAGCACCAATAGTTAATGCAACCGTATATTCTGGAAACACCAGTGGCAGCGTTTCGACTGCAAATGATGATATTGCAATTTCTGTTTATAATGTAACTGCAACTAGTTTCTCATATAGATTATTTAGGACTGGAAGCACCAAAACAATATCAGGAACAGTTTACGTAAACTGGGTGGCAATAGGTCCAAAATAATACGGGGGTGAAATGAAAGCTACACCAGAAGGCAGTAATACGGCCAGTAAAAAGCCAACACTTTTTATTGATAAAAATGACCGTCGCCTAAACAAACAAAACATAGGAAAAACTTTGGCAAGAAGTAACGCCGAAGTTTCTTTTGTTGACCTCTCAGGACTTGGCGGAATTGCTGGTGCAAACTTAAGAGCTAACTCTGGACTACCTGCAGCCGACACTCCTGGTACAGGAACGGGCGGAGCTGGAAGTGGTGGCGGAGCTGGAACTGTAGGACAAGGTAATGCACCTTTACAAGTAGCAAATCTTTCAGCACAATATGTAGGAGATAGCATACAAGCTTCTTTTACTTTTGACACAACAGACGCTGCTAATCTTTATTTTTCTTCTTTTATTGTACAAGTTTATAACCCAGGAACAAGCACATATATTCCTTTACAAACATTCTCTTCAGAAGTTTTAAGTAAAACAAGTTCTTCTCAAACTTTAAATATTAATCCATCCCAGCTTTCTTATACTGGTCTTTCAAATTTAACTGTATTTACAAAGATTGAAATTGCTACATTTGCAGCCCAATATACAAATGGTTATGTTGAGTCAAATACTTTTTCTTATACCTGTGATCTTCCAGCACCAGTAATTACAGTTGCACACTCAGTAGCATCTTACACCGTTACTATAACAAACTTTTCTACACTATCAGCAATTGCAGACTTTTCAAGCGTAGCAATTCAAGAGTTTGTCAGCGGGGATACGTTGACCCAGGTACAAGCAGAAGATACAGCAGGCACCTCTACTTGGAATCTTGCTGGACCTCAAACAACCACAAATATAGAAACATTTTTGGCAGCCGATGGAAATCATAGATGGGTACGTGCTTACGCATATACTAAATCTGGTGGTAAATCTCCAGTATCTAACTATGTTGACGTAACACCAGATGCATTAAATCCAAGTAATTTAACTGCTCCAAATAACGTAACATCTGCAACAGCAGCATTTAGTGGTCATGATGTTGTAATTACATTTACACAAGCATCAACAAACCCAGGTTCAAATATAAATGTAAAGCTTGTTCCCGTTATTAACGGAACGCCAAGCTCAAGTATATATCAAATTTTTACACAAACATTGGTAAATGGAGCAACAACATACACAATACCTCAATCACAATTAACTGGTAGATTTGGGCAAGAGTATGTTTCTTTTCAAGCTCACGTATATACTTCATCTCAACAAAATGTGCCAAGCAACGGAACAATAGATATTGGAACTTTTTCTCAAACAAATAATTTGTCTGGGTTTACTCCACAAGCATCAATTATTAATGCAGTTTCTGGTTATGGAGTAAACTTTAGCCTTGGAACATCTGGTGCTGATTATGGTGAAATTTATCAATTTTATCAAAATCCAACATTTATGACATCTACTTCAAACCCACCAGACTATATGGATGCTGCATACCAAGGAGGAACTGGAACAAGTACGCTTGTAGTTAATAATTTAACATATGAGGGCGGAAGCATGTCTATCCCTTCAGCTACAGATCCTACACAATATTTTGGTTATCAAATAACTGGAAATGGAATAACATCAGATTCAAACGTATTTGTTTCTGCAATTACTTATAATTCTGGAACGCAGCAGTATAGTTTAAGCCTTTCTTATTATAATGCTTCGGGAACATTAACTCCATATGTAGTATCTTCTGCATCAGGATCATACCATTTGCAATGTTTAGTATATTCAGGAAGTGGTCCAGCATCTGTTTATAATACTTTATACGTTAAACCTTTATATGTAGTTGTAGCTTATTATACATACGGCGGATTTAGAACTAATAATTCATATCCAACATACACCTATACTGCAACTCCAATTAACCCAGCACAAAGTTTAATTCAAAATGCTGTTCAGGTAGGTGGAACTGCAGGAGCAATTTATGTTGGTTCATCAGCCTCTACTGGCGCAAGAATAGTGCTTGGCGTTGATTCTTATTATAATACAAGCAACTCCTACTCTGGAATATTTGCTTATGATGGTTCAGCAACAACTAACACAGCACCAACAACTTCCATAATATCTAATGCTGGAAGCTATGGATACACTTTTAAAACAACTAATGCTTTAATTGCAAACTGGGCAATTGGAACAGTTACTCAAAATTCAAATACTATTAATGTTATTCAAAATACATTATCTAGCGGATCAACATATACTGGATTGTCTCAAAATGGAACATATGCTTTTTGGGCGGGGTCACTTGCAAGTGGCGGAGATACAAATCAATTTGCAGTAAAACCAGATGGAACAATATATGCAAAAAACATTATAATTACTGGCGGTTCAATAAACGTCGGTGCGGGTGCATTTTCAGTAGATTCATCGGGAGCATTAATAGCAGGTAATGCAAACATAACTGGTTCTTTAAATGTTAGTTTGCCTTCAACATTTAATTCTAATATTAATATGACTTCAAGTGGAATTTTTTCAGCATTTGGAACCCTTGCAGATGGAACAACAACAGCAACACAAACTGCTGGATCAAGTGTTCAAATTCGTGGAGGTGGTTTTACAGATACACTAGGTCGTTCAATATCTGGAGGACTTTTTGCTTACGATACTGGAACTGGTGTTGGAACAAATCACAATATTACCACCTGGATTGTAGCAAAACCAATTCCATTTACTTTAAATGGAAGAACAACTGGTTTTACATTTCAAACAAATGCAGCACTATTTGGCTCATCAGAAGGTACGGGATGGATTGTTCAAGACTCAACAATTCAGTCTGGTAATGGTAGAATAACACTAAATGCCTCATCAAATACAATAACAGTTGGGGCAAATGGAAATAGTAACTACGGAGTTGTATTAAGTGCTGCAGCTTCTGCAGATCAAGGAACTGGCGGAACACCAACAGGATATGCAATATCAGCGGGACTAATTTCTGGAACACCCAATTTTTCAGTAGATCATACAGGAACACTTACGGCTACAGGTGCCACAATTTCGGGAACTTTAAAAAGCGCATCAAGAACAAGCACAACAGATACAACTCATACTGGATATGTATTTAATTCATCAGATGGCTCATTTATCGCTGGTAGCACAACATCTTATATTCAGTATAATGGCAGCACAAACCCAATTAATATTATTGCTAATGCTTCAAGAGTTTTAACAACATCTCCAAATACAGTATCATCGGGAACAACATCAACAGGTGCAGATACTGCTTATGCTGGACCATCATTAATTCAAGTTTCACCAAGTGGTGTTTATATTACTGGTCTTCCAATTCAAGGAAATATGACATTAGATTATTCAACCTGGGATTATAATTTTAACAATGTTGATAATACAAGAGGGTACCTTAATATTAAAGGTTTAGGCCCAGTTCCAAGACAAAGAGCATTGGTAGAAGATCCAACAACTGGTGTTGCAAAAGTTGGATTTGCTATTTATTATCAAGATCTAAATGTAAGTACATCCGTTCCAAATCAAAATTCTGGAGCCGTAGGAGATTTGTGGGTGTCATACTAAATGGGTTTTTATGTAAAAACTTCCAACTCTGGTTGGTCATCAATAAATACAAAAAAGGTATATGTAAAAACAACAACTGGAAATTCTCCATGGTCAACTGTAAAGAAATTATATGTAAAATTTTCAAATACAGTATCCCCTTACTGGAAATTAATAACAGGAAATGCTGGACCAGATGCACATTATAGTCCAACCATAGCAACAAGTTCAACAGCATATGGAAGTTCACCAGATCCTAAATTAACTGGTTATAACTACCACTGGACTTATAACACAAGCTTAACGCTAAAATATAATTTTCAAAATGGAACAAGTCCAACAACATTAAATAATATTTTTTCTTCTCCACAAACTTTTACACCAGGAAACCCTACGCTTGCAGCAGAACCAAACTCTATTACCTATACCCCAGTCTGGCCAACTGACTATATAAGCAATCCAACATATTTTTCTTTTTCTATGATTGCTCAAGATGCAAAAGGAACAACATCTTTACAATCAGGAACTGTGTCAATATCAATACCAGCACCATATTGGAATTCTTTTCCAGGTTGGTCAGGAACATATTCTCCAGGATACACGATGGTTTGGACTGCAGGAAAAGCATATATAAATGGAAGTTCATCGGGCGTTGGATATCAAACAACGATATACAAAAGTAATGATGGCGGTGCTACAAAAACATATCTTTATGGAACTTCTACCACTCCAGATTTTCAATATGTAGATAATAAAACATATTCTTTTACGCTGACTGATTCCGATAAAGGTTACACATTTTATGCATCTACATATGCAATAGCAGCAACATCATCTGGCCCATTACCAGGAGCAGCTTCTTCGTCAACCATATCTTATAATCAAAAAATTGTTGGTGCTCCAGGATCATTTTCAATTACATCTTTTACAAAAGGTGCAATAGTAAATAATTCAAGAACATTAAGCGCAACATTTTCTACTTCTCAAGATGCTACTTATTATCAATATTTTATTGAATACAGTACAGATAATGTAAGTTGGGGTGTAGCTGCGTCATACTCTCAATATGTGCAAATATATCCGCCTTCTACTTCTTTTACATATACAACAAATAACCCATATCATTATTACAGATTAACTATGAGGGCTGGAAACGAATCTGGACTTTATACAGTTTCTACAAATACTCTTAATGCAACAGGCACACCACCAGGAGCCCCAACAATTAATAGTATTGATAGAGCAACAAATTATCTTACAATTAACTTTACTCCCCCATCAAGTGTAGGAAGTGGTTCTGCAATATCAAGTTATAACATTTATTATAGAGTAACTGGAACTACACCTTATTCTTTTGCAAATTCTACATATTACCCAAGCAATAAAATAACTTTAACAGGATTAACTGGCGGAACAAGTTATGACATTATGATTCAAGCAATTAATGATGATGGTATAGCTGGAGATGACAGTAATTTAGTAACACAATCAACCATTGTAATGCCAGATAATTTAACAAATGTTGCTGCAAAATCTTTTGCTTCAGGTCAAATAACATTTTCTTATACTACGGGCAATAATACCACTGGGGTATATTACTATGTGACAAGCGGACCAAATGGTGGTCCAAGAGATTATGTAGATAATCAATATGGAACTATAACTATAGGTTCTAATCAGTCAGGCACATATACTGTATCTAGTCTTTATTGGACAAATGGAGTTAATAATTATGACATTACCCTTTATCCTCAAAATGGAGATTTTACTGGAACTGGATATGGAAATGGAACTACAATAACTAATCAACAAGATATAGGTCAAGACGCACCACAATCAAGCAATCCTACAATAACCTATATTACTTCAAGTGGTTTTATTGCTAACTATACATTATTTAACACATCAAGTGTTTTAATTGATTTAAAAACTGGCGGGTCTTCAGTTTCTGGCTACCCATTAACAGTAAATCAAACATCTACAAGCTCTGGAACAGGATATACATATAGCCCATCTGGACTGGTAGATGGATCAACATACACAATTTATGTAACACCAAAATATACAACTTCGCCATACAGTGTATCTGGAACACAAGTTTCTTCATCTGCACAGCAAATACTTGGAAATCCTCAAGCATTTGATATTACAAGTACTTCAAAAGCATATCCAGTAGCAGGAACACCAGGACACAGATCTGTAGTTGTTAATTGGAGTAAATCAACAGATGCCACAAGGTACGAAGTGCACTTAGAAACAAGTGATGATGGCCTAAGCTGGAGCGATACTGACGGTCAAACATATTCTCAATCTCCGTATATACAAGAGCCAACAAGAACCGCTACAATTAATGCAGTTGCTCATACTTATTATAGAGCAACAGTACGTGCATCAAATACAATACAAACATCAAATTTATCTACGTCAAATCCAACATATTATTCATATAGCTCTTCTGTAAATGTTGCGGGAACCGCACCAGGAGACCCTACAATTGGAACAATTACTCCTCAACAAATAACAGCTACTGTTGCATATACCGCAACGTCTTCTAAAGGCAGCAACAACCTTGCTGGTGTTCAATGGTCGTTAGATAATTCTTCATGGTCTGCTACAACAACAAGTAACCCAATATCAATAACTGGATTAACTGGAGGCACAAATTATACAGTTTATTTAAGATCTGTAAATAATGATGGTTTAACAAGTGGAGGAGTAAATAAAAACTTTTCAACAGCATCTATTGGAAGTATTGCAAGTTATACTGTAAAGTACATGTCAGATGGATTCTTTACAATATTCTTTACCACATCAGGTAATGTTGATTCTGTTACATCTTATGCAGATAGATATTATCCAAGCACAACACAAACTTCACCATCTGCATCATGGACCCCATCACCCCTGGGCACAGCATCTCCTGCGGTAGCAGGACGCAATTATGCAACAATAGCAGTAAGCGGATTTACTGATTATAATAATAATTCTTATAGATGGACTGGTTACTTAACACCTTCACAAAGCGGTATTTCTGGAACAAAAACTTCCATTTCACTAGCACCTACTGGATCAACAGATATTCCTACAATAACCCTGGGAACTCCAACTACGGGAGATGGCACTTTATCTTCAACTGTTTCATACGGTGGCTCTGCAAATGCATATGTTCTTGATGTAAAAACTGGCGGAGTAAATGGAACATCCCTTACAGGTTATCCAAAAACTTATCAAACAGGAGATGTATCCTTATCTGGATTAACAAACGGAACTGCTTATACAATAATTGCTACTCCATACTACTATTATTATCACGATACAAACGAAACTGCCTCTTCACTAGCAACTAGTATAAGATATCCAGGAACAACTGTAAATACAACTGCAACTCCAAATAAAGTTTTGGGAGCATTTACTATTAACAATGTTACTGATAATAGCCCAACGCCAACAACACCAACAACACCTACGGTTACAATAGGTACTGGAACGTATAGAAATGATGTATTTATTGATTGGGTAAGCTCAAAACCTTCAGACACAGCGGGATATACTCAATATTTTTATGGAACATCAATTGGAGCAACCTCATCAACCTTTACCGTAACCAGCCCAAATTCAAGCAGTTCTAAGAGTGGTCCAGGAACTTATCAAACCGACGGAACAATAACTGGAGGAACTTATGAAGATTTTTGGCCAATAGTTCGTAGTGGAACTTTTTATGAATATATTGTTGCAAATGGAACAAAACTTGCACAGGTATCGTGGGGCGCATCTACAAATGCTAATAGCTACATAGTTAATTACACAATATCTGGTGCCTCTTCTGGAAACGGAACAGTAAATAGCCCAGCACAATCAGGTACAACCTTTACATTAGATATGACTGCAAATGGAGGAACATTTACTTTAAATAGTGTTACTGCATATTTAAGTACAGACGGTACTGGAACTGGAAAAACTGGAACACTTCCAACAACAAAAGCAGCAACTCCAGCTGCTAAAACATCAACAAGCGGAACTGGAGGAGGAAGCTATACATATTATGTAGCACCAACACCTCCACCTGCTCCGTCATTTGGTGGAGCCAGAGGTGCTGGTGGATCTTCATCTCCATATACAACTACAACAATTGGTTATATGACAGTCTCCTCATCTGGAGCAGAAACAATAAGTTGGACTTTGTATAGAAGTGCTAGTGGAACTGCAGGTGGAACAGCAAGTGGATATGGAACTTCATATAGTGTTTATTCCTCAGGCACTTATTCTGGATCTTCATTTACAATGATGATGCCAACACAGGGATATTATTATATGTCAGCTTATGCATCAACTGCAGCAGGTGGAAGTAGTAGTACAACAACTAATTATGGCGGTGGAACTGGAACCGCAAACTGGCATTGGGGAATGGGATCGGCCCCTGCCCCAGGAAGTATTTCAAATACTATTACTGCTACAGGAAATCCTGGAACATATACATTTACTTGGGGAGCCGTATCTGGTGCACAAAACTATCAAGTAACTTATGGAACAAATACTACTGCCCCTTCTCCAAATCCACCTGCAAGCGTAGTTGGAAATCTTGGAACGGGATCGGTAAATACAGGAACAACAACTTCATATTTATATTCTGTTAATACTGCTTATTATAGTGGTTTTGCAGTAAAAGTGTGGGATCCAATTTTAAACTTAGGAGGCACATCATCAGTAGTTTCAACATACAAGTAGAGGTAGCTCATGAAGTTTTTGATCCAAAAATTGAGCAACTTACCAAAATAATAAATATGCTTAAACAATCAATTATTGATGTTCCAGATTTATCTACTGTAAAAGAATATCCAGAGGGATACGAAAATATAGAGGATAATAGGCAAGAAATGCTTGATTATTTTACTAGATATAGGGATGGATTAGTTAATTATCTGTCTACTATTGCATAGTAAACAAATAACTGATATAATATGAAAGGAGGAAAAATGACAAGTCTACTATCTAAAGAAGAAAGAACCCAAGTGGTTAACTCTCATAAGCGCAATTTGGCTATGAATCAATACAATCTTCAAGTAAGCATAATTGAAGAGAATGCTAAGGCTACAAAAGATTCTGCAGCAATTCAAAATCTTACAGAAACTGCAGCAGCAATTGACCTTCAAATCGCAGCACTTGACGCAGAACTAGCGTCTATTGCAAAAGAACCAGATCCTGCCTAATAACAGAAAAGAGAAGTAAATGGAAAAAGCGGAACTAATTATTACCGCTCTACAACAACGTATTGGTGAAATTGTTGCCGAATACGAATTGAAGTTAGCTCTTGTAAGAGCTGATTATACACAACTTGCACAAGATATACAAGATAAACAGAAAGCAGTAGATGAATATTCTCAAAGCCTTTCGGATATCACAGCAGCAGCAACCTCAAGTAATTAAAAATTATAGCCCATTTGTTCCAAGTGGGCTTATAGCCCAAACAGATAAGGGCTATTTTTATATTAAGGGTAAAAAGAAATTTAAGTTTATTTCTGATCGTGCTAGAGAATCCTGGAATTTACCAACCGTTTTAACAAAAGAACCAATGCTTGCCGATTTACAATTGGCGGGAGTATTGGGATTTCGTGATGGAACCTTGGTTCAAGATATTTCTGATGGTAAAATATACTTAATAAGCGATAATAAACGCAGACACATTATAGATCCAGACGTGCTAGAATGGATAAACTCTGAAGTAATAAAGGTCGGGCAAAAAGAAATCTTTGTCCACGCTGAAGGAGAAAAACTATAAAATGTATACACCTATCGAATCTTGGACAAAGAGAGATAGGGTTATCAGTAGAGAAGGGTATGTTCTGATTAAAGTTCCAGAACATCCTAAAAGCTTTAGGGGCTGGTATTATGAACACCGCCTTATGATAGAAAAAGAAATCGGAAGAATTATAGATGGTTGGGAAACAATCCATCACATTAATGAAGACAAGCAAGATAATAGATTAATTAATCTTTTCTTATGCTCAAGATCTGAGCATGACAAAGCACACGTTGCTTGACAAAAAACAATAACATACGATACAATTAACTAAACCCCCAGAAAGGGATTAAATGACTAACGACTTAAAGTGGATGCTGTCATCTGATCAGCAATTTCCGTATCAGGATGATAAGGCCATTGAGCTATGGTTTAAGGTAATGAAGTGGTTTAAGCCAGACGTAGTAGATTACCTAGGCGATACAGACGATCAAGCCTGCTATAGTAAATATACAGAAGGACGCTCTGCAGAGTTTTTGCAGTTGCATAAGGATGATAGTAAAGATCTTATTGTTCCTATGATGCGACATGAAGCAAAGGGTGCAAGAGACTTTTATGCAAAGACAAGAGACATGCTTCCAGATGCTCAGCTATTCTCAGCATTAGGAAACCATGACATTCGAATTTTTGATTACATTGACAAAAAGCTTCCAGACTATGCTAAGGATATAACACCAGAATCACTCTGGTCATTAGACTCTTTGGGCTATGATTATATTTATTACAATGAATTGCCAAGGCACCGCTTTGGAGATATTCACGTACATCATGGTCTTTCTATTGCTGACACAGGTGCAGTAAGAAAAGACATAGATGATTTGCAGATCTCTCTTATCAGAGGTCACTCACATAGAATTGCCTCACACTTCCAAACATACGAGCTACCATTGGCGACGGGTGGAAGAACAATCCGTGGATACGAGATTGGTCATATGTGTGATGAAAAAAGTTCTGGTATGAAGTATACTCAGAACCACAATTGGCAAAAAGGTTTCGCAATCGCACATATTGAGAATGGTCAACATCCTCACGTACAGATTGTGGAAATTTCCCCTGATTACACATGTTATGTGGATGGGAAATTATTTTCGGTATAAATGTAAAAATTTATAATCAAGGGTTTCAAATCCCACATATACCAACAACTAACAAGGAGAAATAAAAAATGAAGATTAACCAAGCGTTAATTGAGTCATATGTTCGTAACTTGCTTGGTCAAGTTATTGCAGCAGCAACAATCGTGTCATCAACAACACATGTTTCAGTTGCAAACTTTAGCACACATGAGTGGGGCCTAGTTGCCAACTCTCTATGGGCATCACTTGTACCAGTAATCTTGCGTTTTGTTAACAAGAAGGATCCAGCATTCGGTCTTGTAGCAGAGCAAGCAACAACAGCAGTTACAGAAACTATTGCTAAGAAAACCACAAAGAAGACTGCTGCAAAGTAGTATATAAGAATAAAAACTTAATATGTGGTGTAAAAGATGCAATGGTAGGGTGTTTGTAGATCGAGTTTATTCCCAAAAACTTCGTATTGAGCTCTATTGCGTTATGTGTGGGAAAAGATGGATGATTAGAAGAGAATCTAGATTCGGGACATGGCTATCAAACAAAGAGGAAAGACTTCACAAAAGCTACGGCATTTCTATATAAATGACGAGCTTCACAAAGTCTTGCGCCAATCCAGAGCGGAAGATCTTTTAGTCGCTTGGAATTACAAGTTGGGTAAGCGTGTTGCATACGTACTTTCAGATGTAAAGAAAAATATGCAAAATGCTTACCCAATCTCCCAAGTAGTAAAAATTATTGGTAAGCATGAGGATACAATTAAAAGACACCTATACCTAGGTAACTTAAAGTTTCCTCAACAAGTTTACTCTTTAAACGGTAATAAAACTCCAGGCAAATATTATTGGAGTGAAGATGACATTAGACAAATGCATGATTTCTTTAAAACAGTGCACAGAGGCAGACCACGAAATGATGGTACAATAACTCCAGGCAATATGCCAAGTAGAGCAGAAATAGAAGCCATGATGCGACAAGAAAATATTCTTTATATTAAAAATGATGATGGGACCTTTGTCCCAGTTTGGAAACAACCAGAATGGTAAATAATAAAATTAACAAAGAAGCTAAGCATGTGTTAGATCAATCACTAAAGGTTTTAGAATATGCTATGGAGATGGCGGTAGAGAAAGACGATCTAGATGCTATGATAGGAATATCAGATAGACTAATGATGCTTTATCAACATCTATCAGATAAGAATATTAAAAAGTTTAAGCCAGGATTTGGATTACCCGAAAAAGAAAGAGCAGAACAAGAAGATGAATCAAACTAACGTTAAAGTAGAACTTCAGTTTACAAGAAACTTAGGTAACTATGAATCTTTAAAAGTTGCAATCGGCATTGAAGATTTTCAGCGGGACGGTGAAAATATTGACGAAGCCACAAATAGGGTGTATAATTTTGTTGAGAAGAAGTTAATGGAAAAAGTTAACGAGATAGAAGAAGAACTAACGGCAAACAAAGGCAAGAAATGATAAAAAATCTACCAGAAGAAGATCCAAAGAATGCGGATAAATACCCCCATGCTTTGATATCTTTCTTTTGTGCTTGCTATAAGACAAGATATAACAAGAATCCAGTCCTTAACCGATATAGACAGAAGTGGGCTATGGTTGACGTAATTGATGATATCGGATATGATAGGGCAAGAAAGCTAATTGAATACTACTTCAAGCTAGATAAGCCAAACCACAGTATAGACTGGTTTGCATTTAATTTTGAGAAGCTAGACTTGGCTTTAAGACAGCAAGAAGAAGACAAAACACGCAGAGAATTAATTAGAGCAAAAACCAAATCTATGGTTGAAGAAAGAGATAATGAATACTGAGTCAGCAGTTATTACGTCAGTTTGTACTAACAAAGATATTGCAACAGTTCTTGCAGAAGACATTGATGATATCTTTGTCTCGCACAGAGATGTGTGGGAAGGGCTAAAGTCTTATTATTTAAAGTATAAGTCTGTGCCTGATGTTTCTGTGCTTTCAGAAAGATTTAAAGATTTTGAACCAGCAAAGGTAAAGGGCGAGACCTCTTATTATCTTGATCAACTAAAGAATGAATATCTTACTTCTCGTTTAAGAAACCTTTTACTTAGCTCGGGAGCAAGTCTTAAAACAGAAGCCTCTGGCAAAGTTATTGCAATGATGCAATCAGAGTTGAATGGTCTTACAAGATTAACTGGCAACGTTAGAGACGTTGACCTTACAGATTTCAAACTTGCAGAAAAACATTTTGAATCAGTTCGTGAACGTTCTGATGCTATGGGCGGTAGTCCAGGAATCATGACTGGCTTTAAAGCAATTGATTATGCATATCCTACAGGAATGGCACCAGGACATTTAATTGTTATGATTGGTTGGCCAGGACGTGGTAAGACATGGATGGCTTCATACCTTGCATGTAAGGCTTGGGAACAAGGATTTAAGCCAATGATTATTTCTCTTGAAATGACTCCTGAAAATATGCGTGACCGTATCTATACTATGATGGGGTCGGGATTATTTAAAGCTTCAGATTTTTCAAGAGGTCAAGTAGATGTAAGTTCCTTTGATGATTGGGCTACAAAGAAGTTTGCTAATAAGAATCAATTCATTCTTGTTTCAAATGAAGGCACAGGTCAAGTTACGCCTAACACGGTTCAAGCAAAGATTGACCAGCATAAGCCTGATCTTGTAATCCTTGATTATCACCAACTGTTTAATGATTCATCAGGTGCTCGTTCAGAAGTAGAGCGTAACCGTAATATTTCTCGTGATTTTAAGTTGTTGGCAGTTCGCAATAACATTCCTATTATTGATATTACTGCTGCAACCATGGATGATATTTCAGATCAAGATGCACCACCAATGCTTTCTCAAGTAGCTTGGTCAAAGGCAATTGAGTATGATGCTGATATGGCTATTGCCGTTCACAGAACTCCAGACACAAATATCATAGAGGTTGTAAGTCGTAAGAATCGTCACGGAACCGAGTTTGATTTCTTCCTAGATTGGGATTTAAATCGGGGAATTGTCAAAGAAGTATACGATCCAGGCATCCAGTAATTTATGAAATGACTGCTTAACTTGATATAATTATCAAGACAGTTAGGTAGATCATGTACCCAAGAAAAATACATGACTTCTGGATAAGCGGGACTATTAAAGATGACGCTAAGTTTCAGAGCTCAAGAGAAAACTATGAAAGGCTTTTAGTCCAGCAGATGCGAGACAAAGGCTATATTCCCGTCCTTGACATACAACCACAATTTAATGTAAAATATAATGAAGAGAAAGATCACTATTCTTTTAACCTTGTAATGTATGGAATGTATTTGGGTAAAGCCAAGGCAAAGAAATACGAAGGTTTCTCAGGACAGAGTTTAATACCTAAAGGATAATAAATGACAGATACATATAGTAAAGCGGATCTCCGCTCTATTTTGCGTTCCTGCAGTATCAATGTTGTTTCAGAAACTGGCACAGACTTTTTATGCCTATGTCCATTTCACAGAAACATGGACACGCCGTCGTTTGCAGCCAGTTACTCTAAAGGCTTATACGTTTGCTACAACCCCTCTTGCGGGGCTTCAGGGACCATTCTAGACCTAGTTAAAGAGCTAACTGGACGTAATGACTACGAAGCGTTAAGATTTATACAGTCAAATAGATTAACGTCCGAAGAAGCCCTAGAGCAGGAGTTAAAAGATTTACTTGACGATAAGCCAGAGTTTGAGGCTTTTCCAACTCAAACTGTTGAAGGTGCACATATGCTTTTAATGTCTGGTGCATACGGCGCAAAAGATTATTTACTTTCAAGAAATATTAATGAAGAAGCCATGGAACATTTTCAGCTTGGCTTTTCTTCTATTCAACAAATGACAATGGTTCCATTGCACTCTCCAGACGGTATGTTGGTTGGAGTTATTGGCAGATCAATACAGGGCAAAGCATTTAAGAATAGTCCAAACCTTCCACGCAATAAAACTTTATTTAATTTGCACAGAGCAAAGCGTCAAGGCGGAACTATTATTGTTGTAGAATCTAGCTTTGATGCAATTCGTTTATGGCAGGCGGGATTCCCAAATGCTGTAGCCACATTAGGTGGAAGCATATCAGATATTAATATACAGAACTTAAATAGATATTCTTCAACAATTATATTAATGACAGATAACGATGCTGCTGGTAGAGCATTAGGAAATAATATTGCTACTAAATTAAAGAACAAAAATGTTTTGTGGGCTAAATATGACCACAACAATATCTATCCTCATTCTGCTAAAGATGTAGGAGATATGACAGACGAAGAAATAAAACAGTGTATAAAAAATGCAATTCCGCATTTTGAGTACGCTACTATGTGATATAATAAGTAATACAGGGCATCCTATAGCCCCTTACACAAGGAGAAATATATTATGGGTATCGTAACAGGCTTAAACGCCATCAGCAAGCAAATGGAAAGCAAGAGTTCATCTGGAGATGGACAAAAAGGAAGATGGCTATCAGTTAAAGATGGTCAATCAGTAAAGATCCGATTCATGCAAGAACTAGATGCAGACTCAAAGAATTATATTGAGAAGGCTGGTTTAGCTTTTATTGCAGTCGAACATACAAATCCAAAAGATTACAAGCGCAAGGCACTTTGCACAATTGAAGACCAAGGTCGTTGCTTTGGTTGTGAACAACATCGTCGTGACCAAAAGGCAGGATGGAAGGGTCGTTCACGTTTTTATGCTAACGTACTTGTAGATGATGGCGCAGAAGAGCCATACGTTGCAATCTTTTCACAAGGTGCAGGACCAAAGTCTGCAACACCAGAGATCATCAACTATGCTGGAGAAACTGGAAGCATTACTAACCTAACATGGAAGTTAAAGCGTACAGGTACAGCAACAGATACAAATTATTCAATTATTCCTCTACCAACTGCAGACGTTGCTCCAGTTGACCTAGAGAAGTATGAGTTGTTTGATCTTGCTAAGACAGCAGTTCGTGATGTTCAATATGAAGATCAAGAGAACTTCTACTTTGGAATTACCTCAGATTCATCTGAAGCACCAGCACAAGCCACCTCATCAGCCGTAGAGTGGTAATAAGAAACTAACAGAAAGTTAAACATGTCTGACTTTGTTCACTTGCATGTCCATTCGCACTATTCGCTTATGGATGGTTTAAACACACCTCATGAATTGCTTGAGGCTGCAAAGAATCAGGGTCAGACATGTCTTTCTATTACAGACCATGGAACGTTGTCATCTCACAGAGATATGCAAATTGCTGCCAAAGAATTAGGTATGAAGCCTATACTCGGTCTTGAAGCTTATATCTCAGCAACAGATCGTTTCGATAAAAGAGCGGTAGCCAAAAGAGATGACAATACTTCCCTGTATAACCACATCATCCTGTTAGCCAAAAACGATGTTGGCTTAAAGAACCTGCAAAAGCTTTCTCAGATTGCTTGGACAGAAGGTTATTATCATAAGCCAAGAATTGATATGGAAGTCTTGTTTGAATATAAAGACGGTATAATTGTGGTGTCTGGTTGCATGAATGGTCTTATTTCAAAAGCTATTGAACGTGGCGAATATGAAAAAGCAGAAGAGCTTGTAAATACTTTTAAGCTTGAGTTTAAAGATGATTTTTATATTGAAGTTCAAGCACATAATCCTCCAGAACTAAATAGTGCTCTGCTAAATCTAGCAGACAAGTTTGGGGTGAAGCCAGTTGCCACAGGAGACTGTCATTTTGCAAAGAAAGAGGAGAGGGATTTGGAAGAACTCCTTCTCATCCTCTCTACAAAGCCTTCCGAAAACAAAGAAGCAGACTACGCATCCAGTCGTTCATTCACTAATATTATTGATCGCTTTGATCATATTTATCCCAATCGCCCTATTAGCTTCTCTGATATTAACGTTTATATTCAATCCTATGATGAAATTAGTATGGACTTTGAAAAAGCGGGGATTACGAGAAAAGATATTTACTCGTCATCAGTAGAAATTGCAAACAAGGTTGAAGCTTATGATTTTCACGAAAACCTTGATTTGCTACCAGTACCAAAAGCAAATGCTTTAAAGACATTAAAAGATTTATGCAAGAAGTCTCTAGTAGAAAAAGGATTAGATAATGAGGCTTACACAGAAAGACTCAAAGAAGAATTACAAGTCATTGAGGACAAAAACTTTTCTAGTTATTTTCTCGTTGTTTCTGATATGGTTGGTTGGGCGAAGCAGAATGAAATTCTTGTTGGCCCAGGACGTGGATCAGCAGCGGGAAGCTTAGTATGTTATCTATTGGGTATTACAGACGTAGACCCAATTAAGTTTGATTTACTGTTTTTTAGATTTATTAACCCAGAGCGTAATGACTTCCCCGATATTGATACAGATTTTATGGATCGCCGTCGTGGTGAGGTTAAAGAGTATTTGCGTAAGAAATTTAAGCATGTTGCTTCTATTTCTACATACACTTATTTTAAAGACAAGGGGGTTGTGCGAGATGTTGCTAGAGCATTCCTTGTCCCACTTGGTGAAGTTAATAAGGTACTTAAGAACATTGAAACGTTTGAAGAGTATGAAAATTCCCCAGATACAGAAGAGTTCCGTAAAAAGTATCCAGAAGTAACTAAGTATGCATCAATGCTCCGTGGAAAGATTCGCTCAAACGGAATGCATGCTGCTGGTGTGGTTGTAGCCAAAGATGATATTAGTAAGTATGTACCAATTGAAACACGCAAGGATCCAGATGATTCGGTGTCTGGTCGCATTCCAGTTGTTGCATATGACATGGAGCAAACAGCTGATTTAGGTCTTATTAAGCTTGACGTACTTGGACTTAAGACATTATCTGTTATTGATGATGCATTAAAGAACATTGAAAAGAATGCAAAGATAAAGATTGATTTAAAGTCATTAAAGCTAAATGATGCAAAAGTATTTGAAATGCTTTCAAACGGATTTACTAAGGGTGTATTCCAAGCAGAAGCAACGCCCTATACAAATCTTCTTATGAAAATGGGTGTAAGCACATTTGAAGACCTTGCTG